GTTCTCCTGGACGAGCAGGTTCCCGCCCGAGTCGATCTTGAAGCGCCACTCGTTCCGATTCGGCGAGAAGCCGAGGATCAGGCCCTCCAGGATGTCGTTCGGTTCGGTGCCGGTAGCGACCTTGTGGGCGAAGATGACCGCCAGGGCCTGAAGCGCGCGGACGGCCTTCCGCCACTGCCCCTCGACAGCATCGTCTCCGAGGTAGACGCCCTCACCGGACTCGACGAGGTTCTGGAAGTCGCTGAGGGAGCCGGGCATCAGGGAGTCCTGGTGAGGGTCGGGCCGGCGCCGTTCAGCTCAGCGATCGTGTAGCCGTAGCCGGTCTCGTCCTTCGAGGCGATCGTGTTCTTGTTGAGGCGCGCGATCTCGTGTACGCGGCCGGTCAGTTCGTTCTGAAGGGTCCAGGCTTCGCGCGCGGTGGTGGCCGCCGACTGCTTCGCGAACGATGCAGCCCCCGGGGTCTGCTCGGCCCAGTTCGTGGATGGGTTCGGCACGGCTCAGCCAGCCTTCCCGCCGGTCGCCTCGGTAGTCGTCGAGGAACCCACGTGCTTCGGGTCGTGGCACTTCGGGCACGGCTGAGTTCCGGTCAGCTCCCTCGGCACGGGCCAGACGTGGCCGCACGCGCAGCGGAGCAGCTTCAGACTCTGAACGCCGCGCTTCATCGCGTGCGCTGGCCCAGGGCCCGAGCCTCGGCCGCCGCCGCATTGGCCAGGATGCGCTTCAGGTCGCTCTCTCCGGCAGCGCGGACGAACTGGTTCGCCTCGCCGAGCTGCTCGGGCGTGAACTCGTTCTCCGGGATCGCGATGTCCCAGTCGACGTTGGTCGTCTCCAGCGCTTCCTCGAAGCGCCGGGCGCGCTCCTCGGCCTTGCGACGGAGCTTCGCTTCGTCGTCGCTGCTCAGTTCACCGGAGTTGATGACCGTGATTCGGGACACACCAACCTCTCAGGTGGTACGACCTGGAAACCAGGTGCAGGGGTGGGAGCAGGGCCGGCGTACCGCACGTGCCGGGCCCTGCGACAGCCGTCACTGGGCCAGCGGTTCCTCAGCGGCGTGCGGGGGCTGAATCGAGTCGTCGATCCCGAGCATCGCGAGCTGCTCGGGCGTGCCCTGCATCTCGCCGTCGTCCATGTACGGCAGGCCAGGGCTCTTCGCCGGCGTCGGCACCGGCATCGGACACACCGCCTCGGCGAACGCCAGGCCGCACTCGATCGTGTGCCGGCGGGCCTCCAGCACCATGTCGAGGAGCATCTGCTTGTCGTCCTGCAGCTCCGCGTGCGCCTCGCCGTCCTCTGGGGCGTACGGGATGGTCTCCTCGACGGCGTTCAGGACCTCGGTGACCAGCTTCTGGTACGCCGCCGCCGCCTGGTAGTCCGAGAGCGCCGCCTGCCGCATCAGGGTCTGCGGATCCAGCTCGGGTTGGGCGCCCTTCGGGAGCTGGGCCTGAAACTTCTTCGCCTCTCGACGCGTGAGCGCGCGGCGTGCCTTGCGGTTCATCTCTTGCCTCCCTCCGTCGCTCAGGCGTAGTGCCCGTGCGACCGATCCTCGGTGACCACGCCCGGCTGAAGCTGCATCGTTGCCGCCTCCTCAGGGTTCTCGCGAACCCACTTCGCGCGACTGCGCCTGTTCAGCCACACGTTGATCCAGAACACCGCCGTGTCGTGCGCGGTGCGGCCCGCGAACCAGCCGAAGCCGACGACGGCCGCCAGCGCTAGGTACTCCAGGAACTCCATCAGTTGCCTCCCTTCATCCACGCCGGCCGCGCGAGTCCGTGCCGACATCTCTCCCCGGCCTCGGGGCCGCAGGTGTTGAACGAGCCTCCGAACAGTCGGACGCCAGCGAAGAACGTCGCCGCGATCAGGAACCGCAGCGGGTGGCCGCGCAACGACTCGCGCACGTAGCCGCGGAGCATCTGGTCTCCAAGGAGCTTCCACTCCAGCGTCAAGAAGCCCTCGGGGTGAGCACGGGTGCAGGCGCACCAGTCATGGATCCGGCACGCCCAGGCGAGGTCGACGCCGAAGAGGAGGTCGGGCGCCGCGGTACAGCCGTCGTCAACGAAGCCGCGGGGGATCTCCAGGAGTAGGCGTAGGGCGCCGGGCGGGATGGCGATCAGCACGGGTAGCCGTAGCGGCGCGCCTGAGCTTCCAGGGCGTCGGCGTCAGGCGCCTCCCTGCGCAGCCAGCTCCAGTTGAGCACCTCGCCGCGCGAGTGAGAGTTCCGGCCAGCGTCCGTTCGCTCATGGATGTCCTCGACCCGGAAGAGCGCCTTGGCCCTCCACTCGGCCCGAGCGTTCAGCTCGGCCAGGGTGTGGGCCATCGTCGGAACGGCCGGAATCTCGGCCCAGCTCTCCACGTTCGCGCGGAGCCCGTCTCCGATCACGTACGCGGCGATCTCCAGCTTCAGCTTCGGCCGCTTCGTGACGAGCGCCGCCGCCGACGCCACCACGCGCAGAGGGTCGCGAACAAGATGAACGACGTGGTCGTGCTCCTGAGGACCCCACTTCCGGTAGGTCACGAGGACGCGGGCGGGCGGGTCGTACGGGCGGATGTACTCGTGGGCGGTGGCGATCCCGGCCGCCCGGAGCTGCTCGACGGTCCACTGGGTCCCGCTGCCGGGGTGCGCTAGGACGAGAACGGACTCGCTCGGGGGGAGCGAGAGGACCCAGTCGACGAGATCCACCGCTCAGGGCTCGAAGAAGTGGGTCGCCGCTTGAACATCGCCCGCAGCATCGGCAGTCAGGACTTCGAGGCCATCCCGGGCGTCCCACTCGATATCGTCCTGGTACTTCTCGCCGATCGCCAGCGGAACGCGGAAGTACTCGGCGCCCGCACCCGAGCGCCGGAAGATCACGACCTCAGCCGCCGCGCCCCCGACGAGACGGACCCCGAAGACGGGCCGCGAGCCGGTGAAGATGACCTGCGCCGCATTCGTCAGGACCGCAGTTCGGAAGTGCCCCTTGCGGTTCATCAGTACTCCACCTTCTCCAGCAGCTTCCGCTCGTTGGCGTTGATGCTGTCCTTGCCCTTCGCCCACCCGGGGCGACGGCGCTTCTTCGAGGCCTTCTTCTTGGTGACGGTGGGGGACTTCGCGTAGGGGTTGGGCATCAGAGGTTCTCCTTCCAGCGCTTGATGTGATCGCGCTGCCAAGTTCGGATGGCGTGACAGTTGGCGCAGACGATGTCGCACTTCGCGATCTCCGCCTGAACGCGCTCTCGCGCCAGGCTCAACCCTTGCGACACCTCGAATTGCTTGTCGGTCCCAGGCCGATGATCGAACGCCATCGCCGAGTGGTGAAAGCGCTGCCCACAGTCCGCACAGGGCGTCGATTCCTTCAGGTCGTGGAACTCCCGAGAACGGCGTCGCTTGTATTCGAGCCGGCGCTCCGTGGTATCCCAGTCCCTCCGGTGACATTCTTCGGAGCAGTACAGGCGCTGCCTTCCGCGCCTGCGCGGTGGCTTCGTGGGTACCAGATGCGTACAGTCGACGCGTTTACAGGTGTTCATTGACCGTACACACAGAATCTCGGGAACTGAAACTTCTCTGAGGGTCTGGTTATAGGAGGGCGCAACCGCGCTTCCCCCAGGCATCCCCGGGGCGGGCGCCGGCCGGGCACCGACGCGGCGCGCGCTGGGCGCTCTGACGGGCCGTGCGCGTGACGCGAGACGCGGGATCGATCGCGTAAGTACCTAGATTCACGAGGTACTGTGAAGTACCGCGAGTACTTCGGAGAGCATGACCTACACGAGTCAGTGTAGGTCAGGGTAGGGCGCGCCGGAGAATGAGCGTCACAATTCGGCGCGCGAAGTACCGCGCAGCGTCACTCTGCGCGCGAATGCGCTCCGTGCCGTTGTCGGCATGCTGGCACAGCATCTGCATAGCGTCAATGTACTGTCAAAGAACGGAGACGCGAGCATGTCCGACACTGGAACGTGTACAGACTGGCGCGAGCGCGAACGCGCGAAGGTCCGAAGCGGAGAGTACAAGCGCGTGCCGTGGGATCTTGAAGAATGGGCGCAGCGCGTAGCGGGCGATCACTTCGCGCATGTCTCAACGGAAGATCCGAGCATGCTCGCGTACACGGAGAGTGAAGCGAAGGGCGCCGCGGATCGGCAAACGCGCGTGCGGCCGGGCCGCTACCTGAAACGGTACTTCGGGGACGTGCTCTCGGATGAGCAAATCGCGAAATGGGCGGAGTACTTCGCTGCCGTCAATGAGCCGCACACGCTGCGGCTCGCGACAACGGCAGACGATATCGAACACGTCTACGTCAACGGCCCGCGCTCATGCATGGCGGGCGAGCAGAGCACGCCAGAGCATCCCGTGCGCGCCTACGCGGCGGGCGATCTTGCAATCGCCTATCTCGCGGAAGGCGAGAGCATCAAGGCGCGGGCGCTCTGCTGGCCCGAGCGCAAGGTATGCGGCCGGATCTACGGCGACGCCGCGCGCCTTGCCGCGACCCTTGAGCGCGCAGGGTACACAGCAGACAACGGGCGAGGCTTCGACGGCGCGCGGCTCGCGAAGATCGAGCTTGACTGCGGCGTGTACCTGATGCCGTACCTTGACAACGGGTACCGCGTTGCGGATCGCGGCTCATACTGGGAAATGGGTAGCAGCGGCGACTACGCGCAGAATACTGAGGGGACAATCGGCGGCACGCGCTGCGACCATTGCCGCGATTATTGCAGCCCGGATGAAACGTTCGGCACCGATAACGGCTCAATCTGCGAGACGTGCTACTCGGAACACTACTTCACTTGCGAGCGCTGCGAGAGCATCTATCACGTTGACAACGCGATAGCCGTCAACGGGCTTCGACGTTCGCAGAGCATGGTCTGCGACGGCTGCGCGGCGTCCGATGCGCGCCAGTGTGCCGACTGCGGCGAGCATTTCATCGAAGAACGCTGCTACACGCGGCACGATAACGAGACGGTATGCGACGGCTGCGCCGACAACTACAGCGCCTGCGAAGGCTGCGGCGAGCTTCACGAAAACGACGCGATCACAGTCTGCGAACCGCATAACGAGGGTTTCTGCGAAGGCTGCGCGCCTGACAACATGTCGCACCGTGTTTGCTGCGGCGAAGTCTGGCGAAGCGAGCACGATTGCAACTGCGACAAGCCGGCGCCGCCCGCTCCGCCGCTCTGCACCGTAGAGCGCGGATGGTGGGTTACCGCAGACTGGCGCAATGCGACGAATGGCGGGCTGTATAGCGACGCGATCCGGGAGACGTTGCTTCCGTTCGCGTTCGCTCGCGCGTGTGTAGCGTCACTGACACCACAACCGGAGGCGCAGCTATGAAGTCGCCGCGCGACAACGGGACCACGTACCTGCGCGAGGTGATCGTCAACTACCGCCGGCGGCGCGTACCGGAACCGATCCGGCAGCCGTTCGACGCGGTCGGGTGGTTTCGCAGCATCGCGCCCGACAACGCGCGCGAGCATTTCATGGCGCTGTACTTGGACGCGCGCCATCGGCCCATCGCATGGCGTCTCGTGACAACGGGAACGGCTACGGAGTCGCTGGTTCATCCGCGCGAGGTACTGCAGCCGGCTCTACTGGTTGGCGCCGTTGCGGTGATCGTCGCGCACAACCATCCGAGCGGCGATCCGGCTCCGTCACCGGAAGACGTCGCCATGACAACGCGGCTCCGTCAAGCGTGCGAGTTGCTGGGAATCCGGCTGCTCGACTCGCTGGTCTTCACCGACGAGGGGAAGTGGGAGAGCATGAAATGAGCAACCTGGAAGTGTTCTACGTCTGCGCGTCTGAGTGCCAGCAAGCGGGAACCGTCTTCGGAGAGATGCTCGACGAGTTGATCTTCGGAGACGGGCAGATTCCCGACAATGTGCGGCGCACTATCTACGCGAACACGCTCGCGAAGGAAGAACTGGAAGGCTGGTACTACTGGTACTGCGAGCCCGGCTGCTTGCCCGACGGCGAGCCCTTCGGACCATTCGAGAGCGAAGACGCGGCACTCGCCGATGCGGCCGAGTACGAGGCGAGGTACTCGTAACCATGACGCTGCACGTACGACCGTATCGGCACGTCAACGGGCCCGGCTGGGCGCTCTACGTCAACGGGGAACCGACAGCGTGGTACCCGACCATGCTTGACGCGGTGCTCGCGGCGCGAATCGCGACAACGGGGCGCGAGCGTGCTGCGAAGGGAGGTCAAGAATGAACGCTGCAGAGACGCTGCGCTCGATCGCGCAGAACGACTACATGATCGATCAGCACATGCTGCGGACCGGGAGAGAGTTGGAGGCTGTGGCGGCCTACGTCGAGAAGCTGGAAGCCAAGCTTGAGCTGCTTCGAGCGAATCGCAACAACCCGGAAACGCGTGGGCCGCGCGCCAGCGACAAGGGGGAACCATGACCTCGAAGGGTTGCGAGATCCCGAGCGCCGAGCTGCTCAAGGCACTCCGAGCCAGAAGTCGGGAAGCGGCTCGCTCTCGTCGAGCCAGCCCGCTGAGAACGATTCGCGAGTCGATACAGCGGGCTGCGGCAGCGGCAGGTCGCTGGCTGGCGCTGGTGCAGGGGAGGTGAACCGCTGCTCCAAGGATTCGAGCTGAGCGCGGAAGACCGGCCACGGGGCGCTGAGGTCAACGTCGCACTGGCGTTCGAGCTTCAGCCGGCGGGCAACGTCCTGGGGGCCGAGAGCGCCCTCGAAGCCGTAGTGCTGGTCGTAGCTGGCGCCCGGCCCCGCGCACGGGACAACGGGGCGCGCCGGTTCAGGCGCCGACCGGGGCGCGGCGCTGGTGCGCAGCGACGGCAGCGGCGAGTCGAGCGCCTGCATCGCGGAGTCCATCGAAGAGCGTCGCCCACTCCTCGGCGCTGGGGTCGCGGCCCTCGGCGACCATCCCCTTCACGCGAGCGTACAGCTCGGCGTGGCGAACGACGGCGGGGCCGAGGATGTCGAGCAGAGCGAGGATCACTTCATGCTGGGTCACGGGTCACCTCCGCCACTTCGGCGGCGTAGCGATCGAGGATCTCGGCCAGCGCGCGCAGTAGGGCGCTCACCTGGGCCGGGTCGCTGGCCGGCTCGGCCATCGCCACTTCGGCAGCCTGTGCAACGAGCGCGCCCTGGCGGTAGAACGCGAGGAGCTGGCGACATCCATCGATCGAAGCGTCCGGGCGCTCGCAGTACAACGCGGACGCCTCGGTCAGCACTCGGAACTCGGAGACCGCGGCGTACAGCTTCTGCTGGGGCGTCTCGGCGATGAACGCGGTGCAGCCGATGATCCCCAGCGCAATCAGGATCGGGGCCACCCACTGCTGGAGCCGGCCGTTCACGACTGCTTCTCCGCGGCGTCCTTCGCCCGCTTCCGCAGGACAACGGCACGCGCCACGGCGGCGATGCCTGCGGCGCCGGCCACGACCGCAGCGATGGAGCTGGTCAGCTCGGCCTGCTCGGCGGGCGCGACATCCAGGCCGAACAGCGGCGCGACGGCGGCGACCAGCACCACGAGCGAAGCGATCAGGGTCTTGTCCACAGGGTCTCCTTCACGCGTACATGCGGAGCCGTGAACGGTCCGCGTTCGGGTTCTCTCGGAGGAAGTCGACGACGCAGCTCTCGATCGAGGAGTACGGTTGCTGAGGCAGAAACGAGGGCGAGACGTCGAACGACGAGGCGAGGCCAGGGCGGGTCCGACCTTCAACCTCCAGCCCCAGAGCCATCAGCCGGCGGCGCACCTCGCGCTCGGGCAGATGGAAGCGCCGGGCGAGGCGGCGGATCGAGTAGCCGCGATCCACGAACCAGTGCTCCAGGAGGTCGTCCTGGGAGGCCGCGGGAAGCTCAATCTGAGCTTCTCGCACCCCTTCCGAGGCAGAATCGTCGACGATCGCCACCGACCCCTGGTCCTGATCCATCCCGCCTCCCGATCGCCGCCGTTTCAGCGCTGCACAGGCAGTGCAGATACGGGACTCTCGATCTCATCGACCTGCGCCGGCTTGCTCCTGTGGTTCAGGCTTTGCCCGTGGGGATGCGGCGAGGGAGAGCGTGGAGAGTCCTGCTGTCCTTCCCGTAGGGATCACGCCGCCGCGGAAGCATCCTCCACGGCGAGAACGACGGGTAACAGGGCGCCACCGAAGGTGGTTCCACAATCCAGAGGCCCGGGTACCCATATAGTAGAGATGAAGGGACGTAGGAGGGCCGTTGAACGCCCTCCAGGTCCCTTTCGTCGTCGAAGAACAGACCCTCATAGACGTGAGCTGAAGTCCAGTTCACCACAACCAGAGGGTGTTCTTCCGCCGTCTACGACACTGAAGGTCTTCTTCAACTCTCGCCTTCGGTGTTGAAGGTCTTCTTCTTCCGTCGCCTACGGTCCTGCCTGTTCCTGTGCCGATCCCTACAGGAAAGGCACCAGTCCCCTAAACGGCCGTTACAGGGACTCCCTTCCTCCTCCCGCCTCGCCATCAAGTACCACGGCCGTATGCATGTACTGTCAAAGAACCTTCAACCACGCAGATCACTTGTTGCTCCTGAAACGAAAGGGTGTCGCTGATGCAGCAGTTGTTGAGGAAGGGCAGAGATCAAGAACTGGGGAGGATCGTGGCAGTCAAGAGGAAGGCCCTCTTGGCGATGCTCACGACGGAAGAACAGAAGACCACCAAGAGGCACGGATCCACTTCACCGGAGACGTTCGAGGAGAAGGCACAGCACCTCGTCGATGACGGAGGTCCCAGAGCAGCGTTCATCGGGCGTGCTCTGAGGGAGTTCCAGGACGCCGTGAATGCACTCTGGGTTCACGCGATTCAGGAGCGGGTCCCGGAGGCTCTCGCCACCGCGTGGCGAAGGAAGCACCGCGGATACGACTGGATCTCGAACGAGGATCTCCAGGCTGAGGCGATCTTCCAACTGAGGTTCTTCGTCGTCCGGTACGACCCTGACGCTGGAGACGCCTCGCTCTGGACGTACTCGCAGCGTGGGCTTCATCAACGCTTGACCGAGTGGGCGGCTCAGCAGGGGCCGGTAGAGCTGCCGCAACCCGTCGCCCGGAAGATGGGACCTGACGTCTACCGCCGCCCCATCGTCCATGACGGTGAAGCAGCCAACGCGCGAAATCCTCAGCACGACAAGCCGTGCCGTCGAACGGATCTCGCGACCGACGCCTGCGGCGGTTCCGGTCTCAACAGGGACATCGCAGGCATGGCCTACGACCCATGGGACGTGATCGCCGCCTGGATAGACGGCGAGATCACCCAGGACGACCTCTGATCCTGCCGCCTCGTGAGGCGATCCCTACGTGAAGGGCACCAGAAGAACCATCTCACGCCGCGTGCAGCGTCACTGACGCTGCTCGCATGAAGGAGGACGAACGAATGCCACAGAAGCGGATGGAAGACATCATCACGCCGGTCGGGACGCTGGTGTACCCGAACTTCAACACGCCCCGCGACTACAAGGGTGACGGGAAGTTCAAGTACGACGGCAAGCTCCTGCTCACCGGAGCCGACGCCGAGGCGCTGAAGTCGCGGATCGAGCAGCTCTCGCAGGAGACGCTCGGGAAGTCGGCGACGAAGCTCCCGTACCCGCTCTGGGAAGACAAGGTCGACGAGAACGGCTCCGAGTTCACGCTGTTCACGCTCAAGGTCAACGCCGAGGGCAAGTCGAAGAGCGGCCGCACGTTCTCGAACAAGCCGATCTTCCTCGACGAGGAAGGGCTCCCGTTCATCGAGGAGCCGCAGATCGGTGGCGGCACGCGGGCCAGCATCGCGTTGCGTCCGTACGTGTGGAACCAGCGTGGCATCACGCTCCAGCCCGTCGCCATCCAGGTGATCGAGCTGGTGGAGCAGCAGCGCCGCGACGCCGCGCACTACGCCAGCCAGTTCGCGGCCGCCGCCGGTGATCGCAACCCCAACGCCAACCCTGCGCCCCGCTCGGCCGCCGCCGGCAGTGGCGCCGACTTCTGAGAGGAGCCCTGCACATGCTCAACGTGATCGACAAGCGCTACCAGATGGTCGACGAGCCGGACCATCTGACGGTCGCCGACCTGAACGACGGCGACACCTTCTACGCGACCCTCGTGCCCGAGGCGAAGTACGGGAAAGGTCTGTTCCTGTACGTCGACGGCGTCGTCGTCCGACTCGACGAGGTCGGCTCGGTGTGGATCCCCGGCGGCCGCTCGGCTCTCGACGACAGCGGCGAGACCTGGGACGACTCGGCAGAGATGCGGTTCTTCAACGTCGAGTTCGTCGACGCGCAGCTCCACGTCACCGAGCTGTTCTGATGGCGGGACGACGCTCCGCTCGCGCGCGCTCGAAGGCGCCTTCACAGCTCAACGGCTACCGCAGCCAGTTCGAGCGTGATGTGGCGACCGACCTGTGCGGGCGGGGCGTCGAGTTCCGGTACGAGGATGAGACGCTGCTCTACGAGATCCCGTGCGCGTACGTGCCCGACTTCACGCTTGCGAGCGGGATCATCGTCGAGACGAAGGGCTATCTGAGCCCGGAGGACCGCCGGAAGCTGCTGGAGCTGAAGCGCTCGCATCCGGCGCGTGACATCCGCCTCCTCTTTCAGCGCGCGACCAACCGCCTCGGTCGTGGTCCACGCTCGCTGACGTACGCCCAGTGGGCCCAGCGGCACGGGTTCCAGTGGGCGGAGGGCCTGGTGCCGCAATCCTGGATCGGAGACGCGGCATGAAGGGGAAGAATCGGACGGGCCAGACGATCGACGGGTGGTTGATCCTCGGTCGAGCGGGCTGGGCGGCGAACGGCTACCGCGCGTGGTACGCGCAGCGGGTTGCTACCAGCGAGCAGTCCATCGTGACCGTGGAAGGCCGCAAGGTGGCGCGGGTGCAACCGAAGCACTTCCTCACCGAGGACAAGTTCGGCGTGTGGTCGTCCATGCGCCAGATGTGGCGCCGCGTGAAGGACCCGAAGCACCTCGACTTCCCGAACTACGGAGGGCGGCCGGAGGAGAAGGGCGGGCCGGTTCAGCTCCAGCCGGAGCTGGATCGAGATTACTGGCGCGCCCAGGGGATGTCCGTCAGGGACGCCACCATGAACGTGCTCAACATCCTCTTCGAGAAGCTCGGCCCTCGGCTCATCGGCACGACCCTCGATCGCATCGACCCGTGGTTGCACTACTCCGTCGGGAACCTGCGCTGGGCAGACAAGCAGCTTCAGGCGAGGAACAAGCGCCGAAACGTCCAGCGGGAGGCGATCAAGGAGAAATACGGCGATCTCGTCAGGTTCGACGACGACATGAAGCGGGCGGCCTGAGTGGGCCAGTTCCTGCATCACGAGTCTTGCCCCACCTGCGGGTCCTCCGATGCGCTCGCGCGCTATGAGGACGGCACGGGCTGGTGCTGGAGCTGCTCGACGTACTTCTCTGCGGACGGGCTCCCCAGCGATCGACCGCGCGACGATGGAGGCAGCACCTCTGCGCTCCTGCCGGGTGAGCCGGCCTCCCTACCACGCCGCAGCATCGATGCCGAGACCTGCCGGAAGTACCGCTACCTGGTAGACGACGAGCAGGCGCTCCAGCTCGCGACGTACTGCGACGCTGCGGGGCGCCCGGTAGCGCAGAAGGTTCGCACCGCGGACAAGAAGTTCCGCTGGGTCGGCGAACCGAAGAAGGCCGTGCTCTTCGGTCAACAGCTCTGGGCCGGCGGTGGGCGGCGCGTCGTGGTGACCGAAGGCGAGATCGACGCGCTCTCCGTCGCTCAGGTGTTCGAGCGCCGGTGGCCGGTGGTCTCCGTCCCGAACGGCGCCAGCGCCGCCAAGGCGGACCTGACGAAGCACCTGGAGTGGCTGGAGTCGTTCGAGCAGGTCGTGCTCCTGTTCGATACGGACGAGCCCGGGCAGAAGGCCGCCGCCGATTGCGCCGAGCTGTTCTCACCGGGCAAGTGCCGCATCGGCACGCTCCCGCTGAAGGACGCGAACGAGATGCTCGTCGCTGGTCGCACGAGGGAGCTGGTCTCCGCCGTATTCGAGGCGAAGCCGTATCGCCCGGACGGCATCGTGAACGGCGCTGACCTGTGGGAAGCCGTGAGCCGCGAGCTGCCCCACGGGACGACCTACCCGTGGCCGAGCCTGGATCGCGTCACCTACGGCATGCGCTCGCAGGAGCTGGTGACGTGGTGTGCCGGGACCGGGATCGGCAAGAGCCAGTTCGTACGCGAGGTCGCTCATCACCTTGCGATGCACCACCGCCAGAAGGTCGGGATCATCGCCCTGGAGGAGTCGAACCGGCAGAGTGCGCTCGCGCAGATGAGCCTGTTCGCGAACGCGCGCCTGCACCTGCCGCCGGTACGCGCCGAGTTCAGCACGGCGCAGCTCCGCGCGATCTTCGAGCAGTGTCTGGGTACCGGGCGGTACGAGCTGTACGACCACTTCGGCTCCGTCGAGGCGGCGACGTTGCTGCCGAAGATCCGCCACATGGTGCTGGCGGGGAAGTGCCGCTGGATCGTGCTTGACCACGTGTCGATCATGGTCTCCGGCTACGCGGCCGAGGGCGACGAGCGGAAGCGGCTCGATGAGCTGATGACGCGCCTGCGCTCGCTGGTCCAGGAGCTGGACTTCGGGCTCCACCTCGTTTCGCACCTTCGGCGATCCGGCGGCGAGACGCCGCATGAGGAGGGCGGGAAGATCAGCCTGGCCGATTTGCGCGGCTCGGGCGCCATCGGGCACGTGAGCGACATCGTGATCGGCGTCGAGAGGAATCAGCAGGCGGTCGGCGACGCTCGCAACCGTTCGCACCTGCGGATCCTGAAGAACCGCTTCAGCGGCGACACCGGCTCGGGCGGGACGCTGACGTACGACCACAAGACCGGGCGGTTGTTCGAGACGGCGCTCGCTGTGCCTGCCAGTAGCGTCAGTGACGATGCCAAGCCGAAGGGGGACTTCTGATGCGCGCCTGCACGAATGAAGAACTCGCTTGGGTGGCCGGGATCGTCGAGGGTGAGGGAACCATCCGCCGGGCTCAAGGCCCCCGAGGGCGAGCACGGTGGTTCGTGGCGGTGCAGATGACCGACGCGGACGTAGTCCGCCGCTTGGCGAATGTGACTGGCCTCGGTCGAGTGTACGGCCCGTACGCGCCGCGGGCGGCGCAAACGAAGTCGGTCTGGGCGTGGCACGTATCGGCGCGGGAAGACGTGTACTGCCTGCTCGATTCGCTCTATGGCTGGCTCGGCGAACGTCGCCGAGGGCGAGCAGAAGAAGCACTGCTCGAACTGCCTCCGCTCGAACCCCAATGGCGGAATCAGTACTCGGAGGCGGCGTGAGACTCGTTGTCGACTGCGAGACCACGCCCATCCCCGACGACAAGCGGGAGCTGCCAGGCCACGTCTGGTGTGCCGTCGCCCGGGATGTGGACACCGACGTGGAGTACGTGTTCATCGGTGACGGCATTCGAGGCGCCATCGACCTGCTGATGAACGCGGACCTGCTCATCGGCCACAACATCGCGAAGTTCGACGTTCCGGTCTTGGAGAAGCTGTTCGGCCAGGTGCGAGGTCCGTGGGGTGAGGGGCGCCTCTACGACACCCTCTGCGCCTCGCAGCTCATCTTCGCGTCGAACCTGTACGAGCGCTCGATCGCATTCCGCAACAGCGCCGGCCGGAACGAGGTGGCCCGCGAGCGGCAGATGCCGTCGAAGCTGCTGAAGTCCCATTCGCTGGAAGCCTGGGGTTACCGCCTTCGCCAGCCGAAGCTCCACACTGACGTTGACGCGGACTTCTACCGGCAGTTCTCGGACGAGCTGCTGGAGCGGTGCCGCGCCGACGTGGTGTTGAACGCGAAGCTGTTCCGTCACCTGACCGAGAAGCCCGCCGAGCACGGCTGGGACGCGATGCCGATGGAGCCTGTGATCGTCGACTCCGAGGTCGCGTACATCATCGGGCTCCAGGAACGGAATGGCGTCGCGTTCGACGTGTCGTCGGCGGAGGCGCTGGAGCAGAAGCTCACGGGCCGCCGGGCGGAACTGGTCACCGAGCTGCGTCAGGCGTTCCCCGCCTGGATCGCGCCGGCGTCCGGCCAGAAGGACGAGAGCCCCGAGATTCTGCGCCGCGAGGGCGACGCCGGGTACACGGTCCCGAAGGCGACGCGGAACATGCGTCCGGCGACGAAGACGAACCCGCGGGACTGGCCGGTATCGTACGTCGAGGGCTGCGCGTACACGAAGGTCGCGCTGGTCGAATTCAACCCGGCGTCGACCCAGCATCGCGCGGCCGTGCTTCGACGGAAGTACGGCTGGAGGCCGGAACAGTTCACCGACACAGGTGAGCCGGTCACCGACGAAGCGGTCCTCGCTGCCCTCGACTACCCGGAGATTCCGGCGCTCCTGGACTTCATGACCGTCAACAAGCGCCTCGGGCAGCTCTCGGAGGGCAAGGAGGCGTGGTTGAAGCGCGTTCGGAACGGACGCATCCACGGGAAGGTCAACGTCACCGGGACCCGAACCAGCCGGATGTCCCATACGAGCCCGAACCTGGGCCAGGTCCCGAAGAAAAAGTCCCCATACGGGGCCGAGTGCCGCGCGCTCTTCGGCCCCACGCGCGAGGGCTGGGTCATGGTCGGCGCCGACGCGAGCGGCCTGGAGCTGCGGATGCTGGCGCACAGGATGGCGTACTTCGACGACGGCGCGTTCGGGAAGCTGCTCCTGGAAGGTGATCCCCACGAGGCGTGGCGCCAGGCGACGGGCCTGATCCTTCGCGAGAACCAGAAGACCTTCACCTACGCGTTTCTCTACGGCGCTGGCGACGAGAAGCTCGGACAGATCCTGCTCGACGATTGGCGCGAGGCGTACGGCAAGGGCCTCATCGCCGAGAAGCCGCCGCGGAAGGAGTTCGCGGTTGAGCTGGGGAAGCAGGCGAAGGCCAAGCTGTTGAGGAACGTCCCGGCCCTCGGGCTGCTGCTGGAGAAGGTCCGCGAAGCGCACGCTCGTGGGTTCTTGCGCGGACTCGACGGTCGGATCCTCGCCGTCAAGACCGAGCACGGCGCGCTGAACGATCTGCTGCAGAGCGACGGCGCGATCGTGATGAAGCACGCGTTGCTGCGCTTCGCTGAGAAGACGGCAGAGATCCCGTTCGCGGCGGCCTACCTCCTGAACGTGCATGACGAGTGGCAGCTCGAATGCGAGCCGCTCGGCGCTCAGGAGTTCGGCGAGGCGATGGTCGCAGCGATCCGCGAGACCGGCCCTGCGCTCGGTGTCCGCTGCCCGCTCGACGGCGAGTACCACGTTGGCCGCAACTGGCTGGAGACCCACTGATGCAGACCCTCCTCGTAGACGCCGACGTGCTCGTCTACCGCTTCGCCCACAGCGAGCAGGTCGTCGTTCGCTGGCACCGCGACCTCTACACGATGCACGCAGAGCTGGAGCCCGCGAAGGCCCACATCGACGACTTCATTCAGGAGATCCTGGAGACGTCGGGCTGCGAAGAGGCTCGGCTCGTCCTGTCCGACATCGAGTCGAACTACCGAAAGACGCTCTCGCACGTCGCGTACAAGGCGAACCGCGCAGGCATAGTCCGACCGATTCTCTGGAAGCCGTTGCGCGACTGGTTCCTCAGCGAGGAGTGGAGTGCTCGCTGGGAGCCCGGTCTGGAGGGCGACGACATGCTCGGGTTGCTGGCCACCGACGAGACGGTGATCGCCAGCATCGACAAGGACCTGAAGACTGTACCGGGACGCCACTTCAACTGGGACAGGGCGGACGAAGGAGTAGTCGAGGTCACGCCCGAGCAGGCCCAGAGGTACTTCTTGGAGCAGGTGCTGACCGGCGACAAGACCGATGGGTACGCCGGCGTGCCGGGCATCGGACCAGTGAAGGCCGCGAAGGTGCTTGACGCGAGCCCCGAGAACCCCTGGGACGCGATCGTGCGGGCATTCGAGAAGGCCGGGCTGAGCGCCGACGTTGCGCTCGACACGGCGCGTTGCGCCTGGGTGCTGAGGGGCGAGGACTTCGACTTCGACACGAAGGCTGTTCGGCTCTGGACACCGGAACTGCTGACGTACTGAACCGTCACTGAGGAGACAGTATGGCGAGACCGTGGAAGGAGATCAGAGAGATGATGCAAGAGAGAGCGGACGACGCCGAGCTGGCGCAGCGAGTCGAGAAGCAGTTGCCTCCTCGTGGATTCTTCTACCCGGAGAGAGCGACGTACATCGAGCCGGACGAGCCGATGGTTGGCTGCGTTCTCCCCGACTCCGGCGCTCGCTCCGAGTTCGAGACTGGAGCCGTGCGAGACGCGAGCGTCGGCAAGGGCCTGCCGTCTCTGATCCCGCCAATCGCCATTCGCAAGATGGCGCGGCGCTTCGAGGACGGGGCCACGAAGTACGGCCGCGACAACTGGCAGAAGGGCATCCCGTTGTCCCGCTACGTCGATGCGATCTTCCGCCACACGCTGGCGGCCGTCGAGGGACAGCAGGACGAGGACCACATCGGAGCTGTTCTCTGGAACGCCGCCGCGTGGGCCTGGACCGAGCAGGCGATCGAGAACGGTCGACTGCCCGAGTCGCTGGACGACCTCACCTACCGCGAGGAGTTCTGAATGGCCCCTCGCAAGGAGCGCAAGACGAAGCACCGGCTGATGCTCGAAGACGCGGTGCGCCGGACCGCGACGTGGTGCCAGGCCAACTTCCCACCCCGCGTCGAGGTGGTTGTCAGCGTCGTGGGCGAGATCGACGACGAGACGCTCGGCTTCGTGGCGCCTACGAACGACGAAAAGACCAAGGTCGAGCTGCTGGTGTCGGCGGATCAGTCGGTCCGCGAGGCCATCGAGACCACGATCCACGAGTGGGCGCACGTCCACACGCTGCCGTGGTTGGCGGACTGGCAGAACGATCACGAGGACTGGTTTTGGTTGGTCTTCGGGCGCATGTACCGTCGCTGGCACGATCAAGGCGGCGCTCAGGCGGCGGCGAGGCTTTGATGCGTGACATTCGCTGGGCCGCAGGCTTGTTCGAGGGCGAGGGATGCGCCGAAGTCAGGAAGGATGGCGGCGGGCGCCTTCGACTGACGATGACCGACCAAGACGCTGTTCTGGAATTTCATCGGGTGATGGGCCGAGGTGCGATTCGGCAGATGAAGGTGCCGCGCGGGAACAAGCCGGCATGGGATTGGTACGTCAGCCACAAGGATGACGTTCGATTCTGTGCCGAACGACTGCTGCCGTACATGTGCGAGCGCCGCCGAAAAGCGATCAACGCCGCGCTCAGTGCGGCTGCTTCGAGGAGGACGTATACGCGTAAGCGGCAGCCCGGCGAAGCCGCCAGGAGAGCAGCATGACCTGGTGGGCGGCGTCGCTTCTCGCGAACGCGAATATCGCGATCGTCGAGTACCTGAACCGCACGGGCAACTACTCATCGTTTGGTGAGGCGGTGTGCCGTACTGGGATCTTCATTGTTCTGGCGCAGTATGGCCTGTGGAGGTGCTGGGACGGCGCGCCGAGCTTCATGCTCGCCTGGGCGTTCTTCACCGCCGGCAACCTTGGCCTGCGGTTGCTGTCGAACCAGTTCCTTGTGGGCGAGGGACTCAGTTGGACTGCCGGAATGGGCGTGGTGCTCGTGGCCTCGGGGGTTCATCTGGTGAAGCTGGGGTTGAAGTGAACCTCCTCGATGCTCTCCGCCACGGGGCGACTTTCTCGTGCCACGACGAGGACGAAGACCGGGCCCGCGAGGCGGGATCGCTGATCGACGCCGTACGGAACCTGCTGGCGTCGAAGCGGATCGGGACGATCGAGGAGCTGCGGAAGGCGCTCGGTTCCAAGGTGCCGAAGGAGGAGAGGTCGTGACCCTGTTCGAGAGGCGAGTCGCCGAAGTCTTCTGGCTGCTGATCGCTCTGATCCTCTTCGCCGGCGGTTGCGCGACCACCCCTTCGCCCGACCTGCCGACCGAGGAGACCGTGAAGGCACTCTGCACGAAGGACACCGACATCAGCGCCGGCAAGGCGTCGATCGAGCTGAGCCCGTACCCGTGTGTGGTCGCGAAGACGTACGCCGCTATGGAGGCGACCGAAGGGCGCGGCTTCTGGATGGGGGTTGTGCCGCGGGCTTTCTTGCGGACCCGGCTCGTGGCGCGCGGGATCTTCAGCACGGTGTTCGGACTGGTGGGGCTGGGATGAGCTGGACCGAGGTGTTTCCCGCCGCCTGCGGCCTGCTCTACCTTGGAGCGGCCGCTGCCTACGGTTGGCAGGGCCAGTGGGCGTGGACCTGGACATACCTCTGCTACGCTCTGGCGAACACGGGGTTGATCGCAGCAGCGATTGCGAGTCGGAACTAG